GGACATCGCCTATCTCCAAAAGAGGGCGGGGCGGCCCGGGATGGACCGCCCCTAGAGGGATCAGGCGTTGACCAGGTGCTTGACGGCGGCGGTGTCGCCGAGTTCACCGTCGAAGCGGATCAGGCCAGCGATGCCCAGATCCGGCCAGAAACGCTCGCGCATCACGCCGATGATGGGCGAGCCCACCTTGCGGACGTAATACTTGCCGAAGTCACCGAAGATGACCGGCTTGTTGCCCGTGCCGAGCGAGGCCACGGCCTGGTTGACCGAGTAGGGCGAGCCCAGCAGGGTGCCAGGGACGCTGGTGCGGATGTCGCCCATCTGCCAGATGTACTGGCCGTCGCCGCCCTTCAGCTTGCGGATGGCCGCCAGCGTCGAGTCGTTGAACATGAAGCGAGCCTTGGGCGACTGGCGATAGGCCGGATCGACCGAGTGCTGCAGGTCGATCAGTTCGTCAGCGGTGATCGCGCCGACAGCCGCGGCGGTCTTGCCGAGGGTCGAGGCGGTCACGATGCCGTTCGGATCGCCCGTGCCGTCGCCGGTCGTCAGCTCGGTGTTGGCGCGGCGGCCGAGGCGCTCGCCCAGCAGTTCGCCCAGCAGTTGCTCCATGTTGAAGATGGAGTCCTGCGACAGGGCGAGCGACCAGCGGACGAACTCGGTGTCGAACAGATAGGCGTTCAGGTTCTTCTGGGCGAAGGTGACATCCACGCCGCCGTCATCGGTCAGCGCGGAGCCTTCCGTGGTTTTGGCGACTGCCGTCGACACGTCGTTGACGGTCGGGATGTTGATCTGCTCACCCGTCGAGGTGTTGATGGTGGTGCAGATGTCGTCGTCGTACATCGGGCCCCAGGCGGCCATCGACTTGACGATGATGTCGGCCAGGGTGACGGGAACGACGAAACCGCCGGCCGAGTTGGTGCCGACCGTCTGGGCGCGGAATTCCGCGTCGTGCTGGACACCGGCCTTCAGGGCAGCGCGCTCTTCGCCGGACAGGTCCGACACGTTGCCGCCGGCACGGAGCATGGCGTAGAAGGCGTCGCGGTATTCCGGGGCCTTGCCTTCGTCGGCGGCGCGAGCGGTGCTGTCGCCGGGGATCGGACGCAGCTTGGCGCGGGCCTCGGCGGCGCGGTCTTCGGCAGCGGCGACGCGGGCCTCACGCTCGATCTGGCCTTCGATCTTGTCGAAGTCAGCCATGATCGCGTCGTGGCGCTGGTTCAGTTCAGCGGCACGGCTTTCATCGGTGTTGGTCTTGATTTCTTCCAGGGCCTCGCGGGCCTGGGTGACCAGACGGCCACGCTTTTCGTTCAGGTCGGTGATCGACATAGTAGGGGGGTGCCTTTCCAGCAAAAAGGCCCGCCGGGATGGCGAGCCTCGATGCCTTTCCCAAGGGCGGATGATGGGCTCCGGCCTGTGACGGCCGGGAAATAGTGTCAGCCGATGCGGCGGAAGCGTTGCTCAGCAGCGGCCTTGCGTTCAGCGATGCGGGCCTCGGCCTTCAGCCGGTTGTGTTCGGCCCGTTCCGCCTTAGTCATCTCGCGCTTGGCGTCGAGCGCCCGCAGCGCAATCGAGGTGTCGCCGTAGGCAGGCTCCGAAACCACGGAGACCTCGCGAAGCGAAACCGTATGAATCGTCCGCATCGGCGGGTTAGAGGTCTCGTCCCATTCGTCGTGAGTGACCACGAAGCCGAAGCTCATGCCGTCGATGTCGCCGCGCTCCAGGAGCGCCCGCACGTCGCGACCGTCCGACGTGTCGGGAAGGTCAATCTCGACCGCCAGACCCTTGGCGTCTTCCTTCAGGCGCAGCGTTCCGGCCTTGGAGCGGCCCAGAACCCGGCCCCGGTCGTGGTCGAAATACGCCCGCACGTCCGCCGTTTTCAGCGTCTCGGTGAAGGCACCCGGCGCGATGACCTCTCGGAACGAACCGCCGATGTCAGCCTCGCCGCCGAAGACCGCCGCATAGCCGACGATGGTGTCCGACCGCTGCTCAACGGGAAGGCTGACCGAACGGGTCTCGGCCTCACGCACTTGGGTCAATGGACCCTCCATTATCGGCGGGCGGGTTCGCTCCGTCCTGCTGACTGCCGAGGCGAACGGTCGCCCCCTGAATGTAGAGGTCGTCGCCGTTCGGCAGCGCCGGGCGGTTGTCGAGGGTGCGAGCTTCGTTCGGCGTCAGGATCGCTGTCTGAATGCCCTGCGCCATGCCGGCCATCCGCGTCGCAAAGTCGCCGCGCATCATGGCGTCCAGAGAGTGTTCGACATAGCGCCGGTTGTTGGCAGCACCGAACAGCTTCAGGTTCAGTTCCTCTTCCAGCGCCTTCGCCCATTGTGCGATAAGGTGCTTCACAAGGTGGAGGTCTTGCTGCTCGGTGTTGGAGAAGGTGCCGTGCGTCAGATCCTGGACGAACACGGGCGGAAGGTTGAACAGCCGCGCGATCTCCTCGATCTGAAGCCGACGCGCCTCGGTCATCTGGCCCTTGGCCGGATCAAAGCCGACCGGCTTCAGTTCATAGCCCGCCGGGATCGGGAAGATCGCCTCGCCGCCGCCCTTGGCCGCGTCAATCGAACGCTTGATGTCCGCCTGCGCCCGCTTCACCGCATCGGCGCCCGCGGGCATCGGGCCGGTCAGCGCCAGGGGCGGAACGCCACCGCCAGCGAAGAAACCGGACGCATAGTCGCCCATGGCAATCGCAAGGCTGATCGCCTTCGCACCCATGACCAGCGGCGAGTGAACCGCCAGTTGGTCGGACTTCAGCATAAACGGCACGTCGATCACATCGGCGGCCGGGTAATCCTTGCCCTCGAACGTGTAAATCTTGCGGCCAGCCACGCGCTTGACTGTCGCGCGGGTCGAGTCGATGGGCCAGATTGCGTCCGCGTTCGGCCCGATGCGCTCAATCCACGCCAGCCCGCGACCGCCCGTGAACACCTGCTGCCAGAAATACTGCCGCATCCCGAACGAGGTCCACTCGGTGTTCGGAGCCTCGTTCAGAACTCGCTGCAGCTTGCCCCCGGCCCGAACCGAGCCGGCCTCGCCCGCGTCCCGATAGGCGTGAAGCGGAAGATTGGCCAGCGACCGGGACAGGAACGACACCGAAGCCGCAACCGCCGGCACGGTCAGCGCCGAATCCAGCGTCACGGCAGGAAGGCCGTTAGTGTGGACGTTGAAGAACTGCAGGAAGTTGGCCGCGCTCACCGGGACGCGAGGGTCCTCCGGCGATGCGCGGGTCTCAGTCTTTCCAATGTTCAGGCCGAACAGCTTCATGCGGCCCCCATCAGGCTATAGGTCGGGTCGTCCCAGGGCGAGGCGGCCTCGGGCGTGGCCACGTCTTGCGCCGCGACGCCCATGGCCATGACCAGCGAGACCATGCCGTCGATGCGGCCGGTCGAGCGGGCCTTGTCCAGCTTGCGATTGCCTGCCGGGTCGAATGTCACGACCGCGTTGGCCGCATTGTTGAGAAGCACGGGGTGGCCGCCGTGGCGGACCTGCCCGCGCAGGAAATGGATCTCGGCCGTGTCGATGGCCGGGGCCATGCTGACGAAGCCCTGGCCGAACGGCTCGAACGGCAGGACCACGTCGATCCGGTCTAGCTCGCCTTTCAGGATGTCCATCCGGTGCCGGTCGAAGCCGATCTTGCGAACGTCCATGCCCTCGGTGATCTTCGCGATGTCTCGGGCGACGAAGCCGTATTCGACCGCGGGGCCCGGCGTGGCGTTCATGAAGCCGTCGCGAACCCATGCCTCATAGGGCGTCCGGTCCCGCTTCGCCCGGTCAGCCAGCGTGGCCTCTGGGGTCCAGAACACCGGCTTGACGTGCCAGATTCCGTCCTTTTCCGTAATCAGGACCAGGGCGGTCAGGTCGGTCGTGCGTGACAGATCAAGTCCGCCATAGACGGGGCCCTCGAAGAAAGCCGCCTCGTCGACAGGGCCGGAGCAGGCGTTCCAGACTGAAGGGCTGACAAACGGGGTGAACCGGGTCACCCGCTGATTCAGTGTCAGGTTGCGGAAGCCGTTTTCCTTGGACGGCATGGCGGCGGCGGCGGCGGCCTGTTGGCGAACGTCGTCGAGATCGCGAAACAGGCCCAGGGCCGGGTTCGCTGCCTCCCAAGCCTTCGGGTCCTCGAGGTCGGCATCGGCCGGCGCGGCATAGACGTGGCTGACAATGGAGGGGTCCCTCCCGCGTTCAGCGTCGTCAAGCCAGATTGAGAACAGGTCCGCATCGCTCGGGGCCTGCGTCGAGATCGCGATCAGCAGCGGCGCTTCGTGCGCGCCCTGGCCGGTCTCGATAGCCTCGACAAAGTCGCTGTGGTCTCCCCTGATCTGGCCGACCTCGTCGAGGATCGCCAGCAGTGGTGAAAGTCCGTGCGCCGTGGAACCCTCGGCCGCAATGGCCCGGTATTCCACGTTCATGGTCAGCCCGATAATCGTTTTCGCCGACGGGATGATCCGCGTGAGCTGACGCAGCGCCGGGTTCAGCGCGATCATCTTGCAGGCCAGCTTAAACACCAGCGCCGCCTGCTCCCGCGCGTTGGCGCCGGAGATGATCTGGCTGTTCAGCTTCGCTTCCGGCCCGACCAGAAACGCCAGCAGGATCGCCGCGATGGTCGCCGTCTTGGCGTTCTTCCTCGCCATCGACAGATAGGCTCGGCGGGTGACCGCCTTGGGATTGTCGAACACCTCGAGGATGAACCGGCGCTGGAACTCCGCCAGCTTGAGCGCCTGTCCGACGTGCTTTCCTTCGGGCACCCTCACGTACGCTTCAATAAATGCGATGACCCGCTCGCCGCGTGTCGCCGCCCTCACTGGTAAACTTCGGGCCTCGCCAGCAGATCATCACCCGCCAGCGGGGAACCCGCCTCGATCTCTTTCGCCTGGACCCTTCGGGCCCCAACGTCGCGAGCCTCGCCGGCAGCCCGGCCGTGGATGTTCAGCGACTGCCGAGCCGCCTTGATCTGAGCGTGGAGACCGTGAACGACTGCCACCCGCGGGTTGGCGTGAAGCGATCCCTTGTCCGTCGCGACCACTTCGCCCTCAGACCGCAGCTTGCG